TCTTTAAAAAAACTGACTCAAAGTTTTGAGGGGTGGTCTGACTATGGCCAAACTAACGAAAGCTGCCCGAATTGAGCAGGAGCTTACGAAACTGAACGAACTCTACCGTGACTTGCCAGCAAACCGGCTGAAGTTGCTGGCACCTCTCATCCAAAACGCTGCTTTTATGAAGGTTACGCTCGAAGAACTGCAGGAAACCATCAATGCAGAGGGCGCTACCGACGAATATTGCAACGGTGCCAACCAATTCGGACGCAAACAGTCTGCAAACATTCAGGCTTATAACAGCCTGATAAAGAATTACAATGCCGTCATTGATAAACTGGAGAAACTGCTACCTGCGGAAGCAAAGAAGAGCAGACTCAGTGAATTAGATGACTAATTACATCTACCAATACTACCAAGCCATTGCAGACGGCAGCATAACCGTGGGGAAATGGGTTCGGGCTTGGTATCAGATTATTGTCGAAGGTCTTGAGAATAAGACCTTTTACTTTGACCAGAAGAAGGCTAATAGATCTATCAAGTTCATCGAGACGTTCTGCCACCATCACAAAGGCAAGTTCGCACCTGAAACCATCAAGCTGGAGCTTTGGCAAAAAGCCTTCTTCTCGGTCGTCTTTGGAATCGTCGATAAGAACGGCAACCGGCAATTCACTGAAGTGGTTCTGCTGGTGGGCCGTAAGAACGGCAAGACGCTGATCGGCAGCGCAATGGCAGAGTATATCTGCGCCTTACCAAGCGAACTTGGTCAGGAAGTTTACTTCATTGCGCCCAAGCTCGACCAGGCCAACCTGGCTTACGATGGATTCCGGCAGATGATCGACATGGAACCGGAGATCACCGCAATGCAGCGCAAGCGCAGGACGGACACATACTTCCAGGGAAGCAACACTGTGGCCAAGCCCATTGCTTTCAATGCGAAGAAGTCAGATGGCTTCAACCCTTCTTTCGTTCTGTGCGACGAGATAGCGAGCTGGCAGGGCGACGCCGGTTTGAAACAGTACGAGGTCTTGACCTCAGCGTTGGGTTCTCGTGAAGAGCCTATCATCTGCAGCATCACCACTGCCGGTTATGTGGACGAGTCCATCTTCGACGAACTGATCAAGCGGTCCACCGCTGTTCTGAACGGCGACAGCAGAGAAAAGAAACTGGCACCGTTTCTGTATATGATCGACGACGTCAGCAGATGGAACGACATCAACGAGATAGCAAAGGCAATGCCTAACTTGGGCGTGAGCGTCTCCGTCGACTATATGCTCGAAGAGATAGCGAAGGCTGAAGGATCTCTCTCGAAGAAGGTGGAGTTCCTGACGAAGTATTGCAACGTCAAGCAGAACTCAAGCCAGGCATGGCTGCCAGCGCACGAGATAAGCAAGTGCTCCGGCGAACATTTGCAGTTTGAGAACTTCAAGAACTGCTATTGCGTAATCGGCATAGACCTATCACGCACTACTGACCTTACAAGCGCCAGCTGCGTGATACAGAAGGGCGAGCAACTGTATCTGTTCAACCACTTCTGGCTACCGTCAGAGAAAATCGAGGAAGCAAGCGTGCGAGATTCTCTGCCATATAAACTGTACATCCAGCGTGGTCTGCTCACGCCGTCCGGAGATAACGTCGTCGATTATAACGACTGCTTCCAGTGGTGCGTGGACCTCGTTGAGAAGTACAAACTCTATCCGGTCTTGGTTGGCTACGACAAATACAACGCCAACTATCTGACCTCAGCTCTGAAGGACTACGGCTTCCTTTGTGATGACGTCGTTCAGGGTTTCAACTTGTCTCCGGTCATCTTGGAGACAGAAGGCATCATCAAAGACGGTCGTCTGCACATAGGCGACAACGATCTGATGAAGGTCCACCTGCTTGACACAGCTCTGAAGTTCAGCGCTGAAAAGGAGCGGTGCCGGATCGTCAAACTTAACAATAAGGCGCACATTGACGGAACGGCTTCGCTTCTGTGCGCCATGACCGTTCGCCAGAAGTGGTGGAACGAGTACGGCAAAAGGCTGACTAATGAAAGGAGAGCGTGATATGGGCTTATTGAATTGGCTTTTCGGAGACGAACCAAGACCGGCACCCAAAACAGCCACCGAATACAGGCTGCTGAACGACCGTTCGCAGGTACATATCGACTGGTACACAAACATCTACGACAATGCGCTGGTTCGGTCTGCTATCGAAGCCAAAGCAAGACACATCAGCAAGCTGAAGGTTGAACTGCAGGGATCAGCTCAGCCGAAACTCAAAAACAAGATGAGATACAACCCGAATCCCTGGCAGACCTGGTCGCAGTTCCTTGCTCGATGCTCAACCATCCTCGACTGCACCAATAATCTGTTCATCGTTCCGGTAAGAGACGAAAGAACGCTGGAAACGATAGGCGTCTTCCCGATACTTCCGACCAACGTATCTCTGGTTGAAGACAAGCGTGGAAAGTTGTGGATCAAGTACAAGTTCATCAATGGGCAGTACGGTGCCATTGAGTTCGACAAGTGCGCATATCTGACCAAGCATCAGTACCAGAGCGACTTCTTTGGCGACAGCAACGTCGCACTCAAGCCGACAATGGACCTTATTGCGGTGCAGGAAAGCTCCATCAAGAGCGCCGTGCAGAACAGCAACAACTACAGATTCCTGGCCACCGTCACAAACTTCGTGGATCCGGAAGACCTCGCTGAAGAGCGCAAGCGTTTCACCGAGTACAACCTGAAGGGTGAAAACACCGACGGTCTGCTTCTGTTCCCGAAGACCTACGGAGACATCAAAGAAGTCAGCAACAAACAGTTCACCGTTGATGCCGATCAGACCAAACTGATCAAAGAGAACGTTTTGGACTACATAGGCATCAATGAGGATGTCATTCAGGGCAAAGCGAACAGCGAGCAGCTGGATGCCTTCTTCAACCTGGCCATCGAGCCGTTCGCCATTGCGTTGTCTGAAGCGCTGTCCAAGATGATCTACACCGAAGACGAGAGATTCTACGGTAACCATGTGTACGTCAACGCCAACCGGCTGCAGTATATGTCGGTCAGCGAAAAGGTGACAATGGCCCAGCAGATGGGCGACCGTGGAGCGCTGACGATCAACGAGATCCGTGAGCTGTTCAACTATCCGCCGCTACCCGATGGCGACGTCGCCTTCATTCGTGGCGAGTATTACACCGTGCAAGACAAGACAGGGGGAAATGAGAATGAGCAAGAATCTTCAGGAATTAATTGAGTCCGGCGTCAGGCAGTACAGAGACCTCGTGCTTGAAGTAAAGGAACTGCCGGATGACCAGCCGGAAGAGCAGGTAGTTGAAGGCTATGCGACAACCTACAACGAGCCTTACTATCTGATGAGGTTTAAGGGCAACGATGACTACACCGTCATGGTTAAGGAAGAAGTCGACCGCCATGCGTTCGATGATACCGACATGAGTGATGTCATCATGCAGTACGACCACCAGGGCAGAGTCTTTGCCAGATTAAGCAATGGCACTTTGTCGCTGGACAAAAACAACGAAAAAGGACTGTATATTCGTGCCGACTTATCCGGCACTGATATAGGCAAGCAGCTGTACCAGGAAATCAAAGGCGGCTACACAAACAAGATGTCATTCGGTTTCACTATCGAGAGAGCAAGCGAATTGCGCAAGATCGACAGTGATGAAGCGGATGAGGTCTATGTGTACACCATTGAGAAGGTTGGCAAGCTCTATGACGTCAGCGCTGTCAGCCTTCCTCAGAATGACTTCACTTCCATCTCAGCAAGAAACTTTAACGACGGAGCGATCGCTAAGCAGGCAGCGGAGAGACTGCAGCAGCATGAGCAGGAAGTTGAACGTCGGGCACGTATTGAACGCCTGGAGAAACTGTTAGAAGAGGAGTAAACCATGAACATCAACGAAATGGACCTGGAGCAGGTCGAAACTCGCATGGCTGAAGTTAAAGACTTACTCCACGAGGACGGTGCGGATCTGGACGCTCTCGAAAACGAGATCAGCGAGCTGAAGACTCGCAAAGCGGACATCCTGACCGAAATCGAAACCAGAAAGGCCGAGATCAATGAAGTCATTGAAACTGCGGCTGAAATCACACCAGTAGAAGAGAGGAGAACCGAAATGGAAAACATCGAAGTACGCAACACCAAAGAGTACATCAATGCGTATGCAAACTACATTAAGAGTGGCGACGATAAGGCTTGCAGAGCTTTACTGACCGAGAACGTTTCCGGCACCGTCGCTGTTCCTGAGCTGGTCTATGACATTGTCAAGAACGCTTGGGAAAAAGAAGGCATCATGGCCTTAGTCAAGAAGACCTACATTCGTGGCAACCTGAAGATCGGATTCGAAATCAGCTCAACCGGCGCTACTGTTCATACCGAATCCGCCAACACTGCTGTTTCTGAAGAGACTCTGACTTTAGGTATCGTAAATCTGGTACCGGCCAGCATTAAGAAGTGGATCTCTCTGTCAGACGAAGTTCTGGACCTCGCTGGCGAAGACTTCCTGAGATATGTCTACGATGAACTGTCATATCAGATCGCCAAGAAGGCTGCTGATGAGTTAGTCGCCAAGATTAAGGCTTGCCCGACTGCTTCAACTACCACTTGTCCGTCTGTAGCAGCTCTGTCTGCCGACGTTTCCGTCAGCACCATTGCTCAGGCTTTAGCCAAGTTATCCGATCAGGCCGCTAATCCGGTCATCATCATGAATAAGCAGACTTGGGGTTCATTCAAGGCCGCTCAGTACGCTGCCAGCTATGCCGTCGACCCGTTTGAAGGTCTGCCGGTTCTGTTCAACAACACCATGACCGCTTACAGCGCTGCCACCACTGGCATCTGCTACGCTATCGTTGGCGACTTAGGCGAAGGCGCCATTGCCAACTTCCCGAACGGCGAAGAAATCACCCTCAAGTTCGATGATCTGTCAAAGGCCGAATACGACCTCGTCAAGATCATTGGCCGTGAGTACGTTGCTCTGGGCGTTGTCGCTCCGGATGCCTTCGTCCAGGTCAAAAAGGCTGCTTAATAAGCAAAAATAGAGAGGAAAGGTAAATGAATATACTTATTGCTGTACCAAGCATGGACGATGTCCCTGCCAGATTTGCTCAGTCTTTATCAATGCTGCGGAAGGTTGGCCACTGTGCCATTGCCTTCCAGATCGGTTCACTTGTTTACATGAGCCGAAACGAGCTCGCAAAGCGAGCGATGGAAATAGGCGCTGACTATGTGCTATGGCTAGACAGCGATATGGTATTCGACCCTGACCTTCTCGAAAAGCTCATGGCTGACATGAGCGAAGAAGTTGAGATCGTCAGCGGCGTATACTTCAGACGGACTCCGCCGTTCACTCCGGTTATGTATAGCAAGCTGGAAGTGGGCGAGGACGACAACCCTGTCTGGGAAGACATGAAGGACTTACCCGAAGAGATGTTCGAAGCCGCCGGTATTGGCTTTGGCTGCGTGCTGATGCGTACCAGCGTTATCATGGACGTCTTCTCAAAGTACCTTTGCCTGTTCGACCCTCTGCGCGGAATGGGAGAGGACCTCTCGTTCTGCTACAGGGCCAGACAGTTAGGGCATAAGGTCTGGGTGGATCCTGCAGTTCAATGCGGACACGTCACGAAGACCGTCGTTGACCAGAACTTCTACAAAGCATACTACGGGAAGGCTTAACCACAAGCCTTCCCCTTTCGAAGGGGGATTACAATGACAGATACACAAATCCTCGCAAGCGTGAAAATGGCACTGCCGATCACTACCACTGCGTATGACAGTGAGATTCAAGAGCTCATTGACAGCGCAGTGCTTGACCTGACAACTGCCGGAGTAGAGATCCCGTCTACCATTGACGGACTGATGCTGACAGCCATCAAGACGTACTGCAGAATGCACTTCGGCGCACCTGCAAACTATGACCAGCTGAAAGCGAGCTATGACGAGCAAAAAGCACAGCTCGGAATGAGGACCGGTTATACGAGATGGACAAGAACACAGTAATCGACCTGATAAAAACCACCTACACAAAGGACACACTCGGTCAGTACACCTACTCGGAGTCGAAAACAACGGTATTCGCAAAGATAACGTCAGTTTCGCAGAGTGAATGGTTCGAAGGCGGTCGCAACGGTCTGAACCCTCAGTTCAGATTCACGACCTTTGCCGGAGACTATTCGGGCGAAAAGGAGCTGGACTACAATTCCAAGCGCTACGTCATCTACCGCACCTATTACACAATGGGCGACACGGTTGAGCTGTATACCGAAGAGAAGAAGGGAACCGAGAATGCCAGCACTGGATCTTAGCCAGCAGGTCAACAAGATCCTGGAAGAATACGGCGACGACATTGACGCAGCTGTCCAGAAGGCGCTGAAGGACGTCGGCAAAGACGGTGTTTCCGTCCTGGCTGAAAAGTCTGACAAGCACGTCAGGACAGGGCGCTACGCAAAAGGCTGGCGAGTTGACGTAAGCAAAGAGATGTTCGGATCGTTTGTGGTGACTCTGTACAACAAGACCGACTGGATGCTGACGCATCTTCTCAACAACGGATACTATTCCGTCAGAGGAAAGCGCAGGATCAAAGGCGACGGTCACATTGACAGCGCAGAGTCCGTTATAAACGAGAAGACGATAAGACAAGTAGAGGAGAGCCTGAAATGACAAGAAACGCAGTAGCAACAATGATCAACAGCATCGGCTTGCCGTGGGCTTACTATTCGTTCGAGAATAGCGTCGCTCCGGACTATCCGTTCATTGTGTACTATTACACCAACGGAGACGACAAGATAGCCGACAACACGAACTACTGCCCGATCGAGGGAATTGTCGTTGAGCTGTACAGCCAGCAGGTGGACTTCACAACAGAATCGACGGTCGAATCAACCCTGAACGCAAACGGAATCGTTTACTCAAAAACACGCACATACATACAGTCAGAATTAGCATGGCAAACCACCTATGAAAGTGAGGTAATCATAAGCAATGGCCAATAAGATTTTCTACGGCATCAGCAATGTTTACTACAGCGTGGTCACCGAGACTCTGAACTCTGGCGTATGGTCGGAAACCTACGGCACACCGAAGGCCCTGAAAGGCGCCGTCGGCATCACCTTACCGGCCAGCAACGAGAGCATTCAGTTTCCGGCAGACAATGATGCCAATTACTTCATGCAGCAGGTCTTCTCCGGATACAGCGGCGGATCATTAGAGCTTCGTTATCTTGACGATCAGTTCCGCAAAGATGTCTTCGGCAATGGCGTCGATGACAACACCATCCTGGAAGAGAACATCAACGACAAGCCGAAGTTCGTTGCGCTGCTGTTCCAGTTCGAAGGTGACAGCACCAATACTCGCTACTGTTTATACAGGGTGAGCATCGGCTTACCTGATACATCTTCAAGCACGAAGACCACAACCATTCCGGAAGTCACCCTCAGCTTACCGCTGAGCGCTGGCGGAAGAATCAGCGATGGACTCGTTAAGACTAAGGCCGACGAAACTGCCAACGCTGTGCAGTATGCAGCCTGGTTCAGTACTGTTTATACACCGGTACATACGTAAAAAGCAGGGCGGGTTATCCCGCCTTTGCTTTGCATTGAAAGGGGAAGGAATATGATAAGAACCATAACCATTGATGGAAAAGAAATCGAAATGAAGTGCACCGGCAATACGCCGAGAGCATACCGCAACGAGTTCACGAAAGATCTGTTCGTAGATCTGGACGAAATGAACCAAGCATACCTGAAAAAGGGAGAGCACGCAGACTTCTCGTGCATCGAGAGGTTGGCATATACAATGGCCAAGCAGGCAAACGCCGAGATCGGCGGTATTGATGAGTGGCTTGACCAATTTGACAGCCCGATGGCTTTGATGATGGCCATGCCCGACATATTGGGCGTATGGAATGAAAGCCAGAAGAGCACAGTAGAGCAAAAAAAAGTGAGCGGCCGGTGATGCGTGATTATACCACAGCGCTATATCTGCTGCGGTGTACGCAACTCGGCCTGCATTATGAAGACATGGAGCATTTAACTGTCGGAATGATCACGGATATGATGATCGAGCGCAGCAATGATGAGTTCGAATATCCGATAAAAGCGACAGCACAAGACTTTAGCAATTTTTAACGAGGTGATTTGATGGCAGCAACGAAAATCAGAGGTATCACCATTGAACTTGGTGCTGATACCACACAACTGACGAAAGCATTCAAAGACATCAGCAAAGAACTGAATACTGTCGACAAGTCTCTGAAGGACGTCAACAAACTACTCAAACTTGATCCGAAGAATGTCGAGCTGCTCGGCCAAAAGCAGGAGTACCTCACAAAAGCAATAGACCTGACCAAGCAGAAACTCGACGAAGAGAAGAAACTGCTTGCGGAAATGCCGTCGGCTGATGACGGTTCCATGACTGAACAGCAGAAGGCACTGCAGAGAGAAATCGAAGCAACTACCATCCAGCTGAACGAATATCAGAAGGAACTGGAAGAAACCAACGACACCGGCAGCAAGAGCACCGGCTTGGTCGGCAAGATCAAAGACAAGTTCGGTGAACTCAAAGACAAACTCAACGAAACCGGCGACAAACTGGCCAAGTTCGGCGATGTCATGCGTGGTGTTAAGGCTGGATTTGACCTGGTATCCACCGGAGTCAACATTGCCAAGAAAGCCTACGAGCAATTTGTGGGCGACACAGTCAAACTTGCCGATGACCTGATGGTTCAGGCGGATGTGACCGGTTTATCAACTGACGCACTCCAGGAATACGCCTACATGGCGGAATTGGTTGACACAGACGTCTCCACCATCACCGGCGCAATGGCCAAGCTGACAAAGAATATGGCCACCGCCAGCAAAGGCACAGGCGACGCCTACAAAGCGTTTGAAAAGCTCGGCGTTGCTATCACCGACGAGAATGGCGAGCTGAGAGACGCCAACACTGTCTTCCAGGAAGCCATTGCTGCTCTGGGCAACATGGACAACGAAACAGAAGCCAATGCGCTTGCCATGCAGATCATGGGCAAGTCTGCAATGGAACTGAATCCGTTGATAAATGCCGGAGCTGACAGTATTGAGGAATATCGGAAACAGGCCCATGAAATGGGCTATGTTATCGACAATGAGACTCTGCAGGCACTTGGTGGAGTAGACGACACAATGCAGTTGCTCAAGAATCAGTTTCAGGCCGTCAAGCAGCAGATAGCAGTAGCATTGATGCCGGTCGTTGAAAAGATCACCACCGCATTTTTGGACTGGGCGCAGTCAGTTGACTGGCAGAAGGTTGGCCAGATAATCAAGAGCGTTATGGACGGCATCGGAAAGGCGATAAATGCGCTAATTCCTATTGTGAAGACCATTATCGACTGGTTCGGCAAGATCGTCGAAGCAATTCATAAGATCTTCACCGCAAAATGGGAATGGCCGCACATCAAGATGCCGCACTTTGCTATCACGCCGAAGGGCTGGAAGCTCAGCGACCTGCTGAAGGGCACAATTCCTAAGCTCGGAATTGAGTGGTATGCAAAGGGCTACGAAGGCATGGTGCTTGACGGTGCCACGATCTTCGGGATGAATAACAAAGGCCAGTTCATGGCTGGCGGTGAGCGTGGGCGTGAAGTCATCATCGGCGAAAACAAACTGAAGTCAATGATCGGCGGTTCAAGCATCGTCATCAACGTCAACGAGGTAAACAACCCTGAAGCCACCGCACAGGCTGTCATGAACAGACTACAGTTGGCAATGGCAACAGAAGGAAGGACGTGGAAATAATGAATAGTTTTACGTTCAATGGTAAATCAAGCGCAGACTTCGGCCTTCTGGTCAGCAACGTCAGCAACTATGGCGCACCGTCACGAGTCGTCGAGAAAATCCAGGTGCCGTACAGAAACGGCGATCTGCTCATTGACTCAGGCGCATACAACAACTACATCGTCAGTTATCAGGTGTCAATAATCACGAACACAGTGGCCAATATGCGTGCCATTGCGGAGTGGCTGCTGGCACCCAAAGGCTATGCTTTGCTGACGGACACATACAACTCCGGAGAGTTCCGACAGGCTGCCTACTATGACCAGCTTGACTATACAATGGCACACTTGAACCGATACGGCAGAGCAACTATCTCTTTTGACTGCAAGCCACAACGGTACCTGGATAGTGGAACGTCTGCCACAACAATTACAAACGGTTCGCATACATTCTCCAACCCCACAGGGTTCGACTCAAAGCCGTTGCTTGTAATTGCCGGCAATGGAACAGCAACTGTCAATGGAGTTCTGATTACTGTGGCAGACAACTCAGGCGATACTATCACGATAGACTGTGAAACAATGCAATGCTACCGTGGGACAACAAATATGAACAGTAGCGTGATTATGGATGACTTCCCTGTTCTGTCACCTGGAAATAACACTGTGACATTGGGAACGGCAACGTCAATTAAAGTCACACCAAGGTGGTGGCGCTTATGATTCCGGTCCTTTTTCCGGCAAATGAGACGACATTCACCACAAACGGCATCACAACGCTGACAGACACTATCAGCTGTACGGTGACCGAAGAGAGAAACGGTCTGTTTGAGTTGGAGATGGTCGTTGCGACCTCTACTCCGTACTTTGACCAGCTCGAAGTCGGCTGTCTGATCCTGGCGAAGCCAAATCACACGCAGACACCGCAGGCATTCGAGATATATGAAATCAGCAAGCCTATTGACCAGAAGGTGACGGTCAGGGCTAACCATATCAGTTATCGTACAAGTTTCATCCCGATAACTCCGTTCAGCGCAACCGGTATCACCGCAACGATAGCCGGTTTCAGTACAAATGCGGCTGAAACGGATCCGTTCACCATCTCATCCGACCTCACAAACGAGGAATCGACCTATAACCAGACTGAGCCAGGTTCGCTCAGATCTCGGCTGGGCGGTACGGAAGGTTCTCTGCTTGACGTTTTCGGCGGCGAATACCTCTGGGACAACTTCACCATCTATCTGCTGAAGGACAGAGGAGCGGACAATGGCGTCCAGCTGCGTCTGGCCAAGAACATCACCGAATTGGAACAGAACCTCAATATGGAACGCGTCGTCACCGGAGCATTGCCCTATTGGACAAGCGCAGACGGTCTCAGCTCGTTCTATGGCGACGTCAACTATTCACAGAGCGTTGGCGATTATGCCTATGCGAGAACAGTTCTTTTGGACGTCAGCGAGCAGTTTGAATCTGCGCCTAGTTTGGACCAGCTGAACTCTGCAGCGCAGCAGTTCCTTCTTCAGACGTCTCTGGCCACGCCAAACAACAACATCTCGGTGAGCTTCGTTGACCTGGCGGACACGGACGAGTACAGCGGATCTCCGCTGGAACGAGTGAATCTGTGCGACATGGTCGAGGTCATCTATCCGGCGCTTGGTCTTGCATACAAAGCAAAAGCAATTAAGGTAGTTTTCGATGTTCTGGCTGAGCGCACGCTTGAGGTCGAGATCGGCGACAGCAGAAGCTCGATGAGTCAGACGATAGAAGACTTGGTCGGCAACAGTGCTGCAGTCATCACTATCGGAAAGAAACTCGTCAGCGTCACCCAGCTCGTTGACAGAGAACTTGGCCAGATAGTAAGCCAGGTATCATCCGTTCAGGAGCAGGTTGACGAGAATACGTCAAACATCACCAACCTGACAACGACAGTTGCGCAGAACGATGAAGCGATTCGAATTGACATCAGCCGTATCGAACAGGAAACGTCTGACAACAGCGACAGCATTGACGAACTGCACGAATACATCACATTCGACCAGAACGGCGTCACCGTCGGAAAGAGCGGAAGTGATATTCGTGGAGTCTTCGGAAATGACTCTCTTGACTTCGTCGATACCAACGACAACCTTCTTGCCTGGCTTTCCACTGATGAAGGTCTGGGTGCGACTGAGGTTTCGATAGGAAACGCTACCGATATTACAAAACGTTGGAGAATCCGCACCAGCGAGTCTGGTGACCATCTATTCTTCCTGAGGAGAACGTAAAAATGAGCCAAATCTATTACTATGAAACCAACTTCATGTACGGCAAAAACGGAACCACCGGCCAGTACAAGTACATAGCAACAATAGAGCTGAACTCACAGAACCAGCAGGCAAACAAGTCAAACATCACCGCTACTCTGTCATTGGTGAGCAATACCAATACGCAGACGAAGATGTGGGATGCTCAAGCCGAGAAAAACCAGCCTTATGCAACTCTTTCCGGAAGCGTATCTGCGACAGGAAACAGAATATCGGTCTATAAGAAGAGCACCACACCGCTGACGCTCGTCACGTGGACCGGAGATATTGCACACAATAACGACGGTACCAAGTCTATCACTGTTAAGTTTGACTGGGTGGAAGGTCAGCTGGTCTATTATCCGGCATCCTTCACTGTAGCAACGGCGACCGTCGCATTGCCTACGATCCAGAGGGCCGGCGAGATCTCCGTCGGCAGTAAGACCATTCAGAGCGCAAGCGACACTCTGCCCTACACTATCACAAGCAGAGGAAACTACTGGTTCAAACTGGTGGCTGCGGTCAGTTATACCTACAACGGCAGCACGCAGACCAGCTCGTTCAATGTTCTGAACGGCCAGTACATCACCAGCACCTACAGCGGAACGATAGACTGCGGAGATCTGCTCGACAGACTTCCGGTCACCACGTCCGGAACGCTGACGTTGACGCTGACTGCCTATAGCAACTCGGCTATGACATCATCCGTTGGCACGAAGACGGCGACCAGCTCGCTGGCGATCAATACCAACTCGGTCAAGCCTACTGTGAGCATCGGCACCATCACCATCAACACGACGCCGATCAGCAGCACCATCGTTGCTGGCTACACCACGCTGACTATTCCGTATACCACCGCAAAGCCACGTGGAACGACAGGCTTGACGAACACTATCACCGCATCCAAAGGTTCGGTGGCCACGTCAACGACAACCGTCGTCGGCAATGGGTCGGTCAATACGAATGCGATGGCTGCATCAACCACCGACTATACGGTCACATACACCATCACGTCAAAAGACAGCAGAGGTGCGACCGCAACAACCACAAAGAACGTATCTGTCAAAGGCTACACCGCACCGCAGATATCCATCCAGGCGTACCGCTGCACAAGTGGCGGTGTTCAGGATGATGCGGACGTCTATGTAAAAGCAACCTATAGCGTTGTTTATTCGCTCACAGGGCAGGGCAACGTCGGTACTGACAGCATCACAAAAGACGGCAGTGCCTATACTGCCGGAACGATCGTATCACTGTCAGAACAGAACAGTGCTGTGTTCCTCGTCACGGCAACAGATAATGTCGGCACCGTCACCAAATCTGTGACCGTCGGTCCGGCACTGATGCCTTTGGACTTGTACGACGATGGAACTGCTCAGCATCTCGGCGTCGGCTTGGCTGGAGCTACGGCTGAAGCCGATAAAGTCAAAGCAGGCAAGAATATGTATGTCGAAGCAACGAGTGGTTGGGTTGGCGTAAGAGCTGGGAGAACAGATACAGGCATAAGCGTAGACCTTCAGGCAGGATCAGGTGGCGCAAATCACGGTATATGGACGGCAGGCTACAATGACGGCACTTTTCATTCCGACGGAAAGTGGATGGTGTATCGTGATGCTAATGGGAACATCATTTTGAACGGCAACGCTACTACCGCCACTACAGCAACAAACGCTACAAATGCGAGCAAATTGGCAACATGGCCAAGCAAACGCCCTGCTAGTGCAACCGGCAATAGCACTTGGGACGCTTCAATGACACACTTCCTCTCGACAAATACCACTACAGATAGACCGCAAGATAACTTCGGCTATATAACGGACTGGCAGTGGGACAACAACAACGGCATTTTAGGTACGCAGATGTACATAGCTTGTAATCAAGATGTAAAACAACCTATTGCTATGAGAGGCAGTAGTTCAAATGTCTGGAATACATGGAATTATGTGCCGACATATAAAGAATTGTGGACAGGCACTTGTCAGGGCGGTAGTTCGGTATCTCTGTCACTAGGCAATAACTACAGATTTATTAGAGTATATGTCAGTTTGTTTAAGGTCGATTTTTATGTTGATGTTGACTTGACACATAAGCCAAACAAGACGGTCGCTGCTGGCAGTTCAAACACCGCCTATCGAGGTTCATCTTCTGCTCCTGTATATGCAACAGCTGCAAGTACGCAGAGAGCCGAGATATTCTATTGCGTGGTCGAAGTTAATAGTGCCAAGACTTCTGTGAGTATCTTGCAAATGGGCTACATTTACAGCTCCGGTTCTAGGCAAGATAGAAACAGCAACGCAGATTATTTTGCATACAAGATCGAAGGCTACTTATAAGGGGGGTTACGTTATGTTCTTTTATCTCATAATTATTCAGAACGCTGGTAGTGGCAGCAGTCAGGCGGTGTACAAGTACGATAATATCGACGATGCACTGGCGGCTTACCATAGCGAGTTAGCGTATCGTGCAGACAGTCGGAATATGACTACCTGCGTGATCCTCGATAACTACGGCAACAGCGTGTACAAAGACGTCTGGGAAAAGCGCACCGAAAACCCAGCGACGGAAAGCTGAGGACAGGATTATGGATAACACAATTCTAGTAGTGATTATCAGCTCCATTGCATCTATCATCACGACGGTCTGGACATCCAGGTCGTCTGATGCGATTCAGGGAGAGCAGATCAAAAACATCCAGTCGGAAATTGAGAAGCTGTCAGCAAAAGTTGAGCAGCATAACAACTACGGTCTGGAAATCGTTGACCTGAAAGCCAGAGTCAGCGCCCTAGAAAAGAGGAGCTAATGTACGAATCAGAAGCGAGGAAACTGAATCTTGACACTGCGCACGCAAGCAAATACTACATTCCGCATACCTATGGCGGCTATAACAAATACGTCAACGTCAAAGACCAGAAGACGCACTCACTGCTTCCCAACTGCACCGGCGGCGCTTTTGGACTTGCACTCCAATTCATGCAGACAACCGAATACACCAAAGTTGACCTGCCGAGAGCAGACGCAGGGAATTGGTGGAAGAACTCCGGATGGCAGCAGAGCAAGTTCCCTGTCATCGGCGCTATTTGCTGCTGGTCGAATAAGGGAGCCGGTCATGTGGCAGTTGTTAAAGACGTTATACGCAATAGCAATGGAAATGCAACCGCCGTAGAGACCGTCGAGAGTTCAGCCTTCTCATATAAGGGAAAAGACTGGCGCTCAGGAAAGACCTACAAGTACAACGTGAACACCGGAACGCTGACCAAGAGCGGTTATACGTTCCAGGGCTATCTGTTATGCCCGAATGTCAAAGCAGATCCTGTGAAGGACCAGCTGAAGGTCGGTGACTACGTTCAGATCATCGCTTCCGGAAACAGCCGTAAAGATGGTAAGGGCAAAGTGAGCAAAGGCATTGGCTATAAGCGCTATATCCTGAAGATCTTCCCGAAGGAAAAGTATCCGTACCAGGTAGGCAGTAAAAAGGGAACGATCACAGGCTACTATCAAGCCAGCGCTTTGAAGAAACTGTAGTCAGATGAATGTTATCAAGTGCGAAGACATCAGCGTAGTCAATGGCGAAGTCATAGTCTACTTGATAGCAGATGTTCACGTTGGAAGTGCTCAATGTAATCTTGAGAAGTTTAGGGAAGTCATTGACGAGATCAGCAAGATCAAAAATGCCTACATAATTCTCAATGGCGACCTTATTGACAATACGCTGAAAGACAGCATCTCGTTTGAGTATAGCGGTCTTTCACCTTCAAGCAGCATAAACATCATCTGCGACATTCTCAGACCAGTGGCCAGCAAGATCCTCTGCATTAACACAGGGAATCACGAGTACCGGACGAAGAAGGCGTCTGACATTGATCCTAACTTGCTTATAGCCACGTTGCTTGGCGTGAAGGACAAGTATTCACCTGGCGCAAGTATCTTGTTTGTGCCGCTTGAGGGTGCGCCACGCAAAGGTTTCTGCACGCTCTTCACGATACTTTGCTATCACGGAGCTGGCGGCGGTACAAAAGCCGGAAGCAAAGCCAACAAAGCTGCGGATATGTCAAAGATATGCCAAGCAGATGTGTATATGATGTCGCACGTGCATATGCCGATGGTCTTCAAAGAGGATTACATCGAAATCGACAAAGTTCACTATAGCGCCAGACAGAGAACGAGGACTTTTGTTATAAGCAACAGTTTCCTCGATTATGGCGGTTATGGTGAGAGAAAAGGAATGACACCGGCAACGATAGCGGTGCCGAAGGTCCATCTGTCTTGCGTGCGAAAACAGAAAAAGGAAATAGACAGCATAGACAAGCTCGTCTATGTCGAAGTTTAAGGAGATGACAAGTATGTATCAGTTTACTACACCGACGATCACCATCACCCTTCCGGAAGAGGTCGAAGTACAGAGCATTGACTCTCTGGCCGTTGTCCTTCAGCAGGGCGACACCAAACTGGTCAAAGACCTTTTGAGCTGCATCCTCGATCCCGACAACAATACCATCACAGTGACGCTCTCACAGGAAGAAACCGGCGGATTCGAGCCTGGCAACGTTGGCGTTCAGGCCCACATCCTCGTAGGCAATACCGCCTATGCTACGCAGATCATGAAGGCGAACATCTTCCGCAACATCCACGGAGAAGTGATATCATGATCGAACTAACGGCAGAACTGAACATCAGCGAGGATCTGACCGCCGAACTTTCCGACAACACTGAAGAGATAGACGCCCAGCTGGGCGAACTGACCATCGTTGGCGTAAGCAGCTGGAATGGTCAGACCGGCGATGTCACCTACACAGAGCCTACTGTACCGACGAAAGTCAGCGAGCTGGACAATGATGCCGGATATATCACATCTGCGCCTGTCACGTCCGTAAACGGCCAGACCGGCGATGTCGTCATTGATTTGCCAGATGCATACACCAAGAGCGAAACCAACGCCCTGCTGTCGGCAAAGGCAAACAGTGCAGATCTATCTGATGTCGCAACTTCAGGCGATTATGACGACCTGAGCAATAAGCCAGCCATTCCGGTCGTACCGGCTAACGTATCAGCCTTTACGAACGATGCTGGATATATCACCTCAGCGCCTGTTTCTTCTGTCAATGGGCAGACTGGAGCAGTGACGCTGAGCATTCCTACGGTGCCGACCAACGTATCGGCATTTACCAATGATGCTGGCTATCTCACACTTTCCGACCTTCCGATCTATCAGGGGGAAGTATCAGCATGACAACGACAGTCACCTATAAAGGCAGCACCCTGGCAACAGTTGACAACGACACCAAGACGTTGCTCACCGCTGGAAAATACTGCGACGCTGACATCACGTTGACCGACGTGAGCGGCAGCAGTGAGGACACGCTTCTTCTGGCGTTGAGAAACCAGGTCACCAGCGTATCTGACAGCACGCTGACAAGCATCCGCTCGTATGGCTTGGCAAATATGTCAGCATTGACAAGCGTCAGCTTCCCAGAATTGCAGACCATCAATACCTATGCGTTCTACAATGATGCCAACCTGGTCATGAATGGCTGGCAGTTCCCGAAAGCCAAGACCATTGGCAACTATGCTTTCCGTTATAACTACGGTTTGACAGGCGAGGTCACACTGCCGTCTACGGTCACCTCGATCGGTCAGTACAGCTTCGCATCCTGCAAAAACATGACGAAGTTCACAGCGACCGGAGCGATAACTACCTTTGGAACGTATACGTTTGTCGGAGCGAGTGCCGACCACAAAATGACTCTAAGGGAATGCTACCTTCCGAATCTGGGAACCAGCATCGCACTCAACCTGAACTGGGGAAATGCGACGGCCGCAAATGCTTGTCAATATCTTGAAGTTGTCGACATCGGCAAAGCAAAGTCGATCGCAGCAAACACCTTTGCAAACTGCTACAAGCTGAGCACGCTCATTATGAGAAGGACCGGAACTGCGACGACTTGCGCCAACGTGAGTGCGTTCCTGAATACGCCGCTCCGTGGATACAGTAGCAGAACCGCCAACATCTACGTTCCGGAAGCCTTAATCGACACCTACAAAGCCGCAAGCGTATGGTCCACGATCAATGGCTATGGCTATGTGACGTGGAATAAACTTGAGGGAAGTATCTATGAATAAAACGGCCTACAGACCGTTTAGAAAGGAATAGAATATGCCTGATATTATTACAGAATATGCTGTACCTGCCATCATGGCAGCTGTTTACCTGATCCTTTTGATGGCCAAGCCATTATTCGGCGAGAAGACCAAGTGGATTCCGCTGGTGGCCGGTCTGATGGGCGTTGGTTTGAACGCCTGGCTGAACATGGGATTCGACTTCAACGTCTTTTTGACCGGTTTGGCGTCAGGTTTATCCGCCACTGGACTTGACCAGATGATCAAGCAGACCAGCGGATACTATGAAAATGAATAAGATCTAGCGGTTTCTTTTTCATACAAATCTCCTTTTGGGTGCGGTCTTAACAGGGCCGCACTCTTTTTTTAGGTGCGAATTAGGTGCGAAAAATCTGAAAACGTGTTTTTGTATATACGCTGAAATACGCTTTTCTAGCAGATTTTAGCGGATATATGCCGATTTTTATGCATTTTTACTGATATAAAAGGCATAAAGCCGTTCCCTCCATCTCCACCAGCGAATCAAAAAAGCCTTTGTATATAAGGCTTTTTTACTTTTTGGGGATGTGCTAGGTGCGAATTAGGTGCGATTATTCCGCCTTTTCCACCAATTCACGCAAGTCTGCGGTGTAAAAGTGCGAATATGTATCGAGAGTCATCTTGGCAGAGGTGTGGCCGAGCAACTTGGCCAAGACGTTCGGAGAGCAACCGAGATGGATATAGTAGGAAGCGCAGCTGTGCCGGAAATCATGGATGCGAATCTGCTTCAGACCGGCTTTTTTTATATACTTATCCTTCACTTTAGTTATTGTCGTTTCCGGCAGGTTAAATAAACCGCCAAAGACGAACCACTGTTCGCTGAAGCCGTCATACCGGCACCAGAAGTCATGCAGCTCGTCGATAATTCCGCTAACTTTGCGAGAATATGGAATAGTGCGGACAGAACCGGCGGTTTTGGGTGACGTGATGAGGTAGCCACCAGACGGCATACGGAGCTTTGTGCTGACCGTTTTGCTGACCGAGAGCGTCCGGCCCACTCTGTCCAGATCAGACCACTGGAGAGCGTTCGCTTCGCCCACACGCAGCCCACAGTAGAACAGAACAGTGAAGAGCGCACGGTACCGGAGATCGTCGGCAGCATCAATGAAGCGGTCGAACTCTTCCTTCGTGAAGAATTGCATAGGCTTCTTCGCTCTGACGGTATCAGCCAGCGGTTCGTACTTCCAGGGAAGCCGATTTGTGATGTCATGCTTCCGGTCAGCGTAGGAAATGAGTGCTTTCACGTGGTTGAGTATCTTATTCTTATAGGAAACGCTCCACGAATCGTTTCCAGCCACTGTGGCACGGAAATTATCGTATTGCGACACGTTCATTGTCGAAACAGGAATATCGCCCAGAAGGGCTGAAACGTGTTCACAGAGCACCTTCGCCCTGAGCCAGGACTGCGGTTTTAACGTCATTTTCTTCTCGGAAAGGTATTCATCAATGATCTGAGCGAACGTCAGGCGTTCTGGCGCTTGTTTGCCGTAGGAAAGCAGGAAGACAGCTTCAGCCTTTTCTGCTTCTTTTTTTGTGGCGAACTTCTTCGACCGATAGTTTTTGTGTTTGCCTGCAGAGGTATAACTGACTTGGAAGAGCCACTGTCTACCGTCTGCGGTCTTTTCTGCTGACTTATAGACCGGCATGGAACACCTTCACGACATCCAGCAGCAGTTTGACCTGGTCTTCATCCAGCAATGGGATGATAGCAATAAGTTTCTGCTGATCTGCGGTCATTGGCTGACTAGAAGTGACCTGCAGAGATCTGACGTCGTACAGATCTGAAGGCGTACATCTAAATAAAACGCATAGCGCTTCGATCTGCGCCGGTTTCAGGTTGGTGGTCTCACCACGTTCGATCTTGCTCACGGCCGAAGTTTGGACACCAAGAATCTCAGCAAGCTGGGACTGTGACATCTTTAGTGCTTTTCTTCTCTGTTTGATATTTTCTCCAATATTCATGACTTTCACCCTTTCCGTTTGTGTCTGAATTATACAACATTTTTCTGAAATTGTCGAAAAATTACAAAAACACTTGCAAATTGTCCCAAGAGTGCTAATATGGAGACAGAAAATGTCGCAAAAGAGCGACGGAAAGGAGAATAATGTGAGAAAGCCGACAATAGAAAATGGCGCTGATCCCGGCCTGGCTTTGAGAGTCTATATGCTTGCGTGTGGACTCGATAGCACCAAGCTGGCCAATAAGATCGGAATGACACGAGCGACGCTGAGTCGAAAACTGAATGGTTATTCTGAGTTTAAGGTCAACGAAGCAAAAGCCATTGCCGATGCGTTGGAAATGACGGACGAAGACAGACTGCATATTTTTTTGGGATGAATATGTCCTAAAAGGACAAGAAAGAGAGGCAAAAATTTGAGAAAATCGCCAACACTGGACGACCTCGACAACTTCACCAGCAAGCTCTATGTGACGCCAGAGGACATCTATCAGATCGCACCGCTGACACGCAAGAGCACGAAGGACCTGGTCCGGAAGATAGTCGAGGAAATGGAAAGGGAAGGTCTGCCACCGATCAGCACCAAGCCGGTCATGGTGCCGACCTACCGAGTTATGCAGAGACTTGGTCTCAATGAAAGGAGTAGAAATGGAAAATAAGGAGTTTCTGGAAACCGTAAAGCAGTACAACGACATAGTCGTCAGCCACATCTGTTATGAAGAAGGCTGCCTGGCGCTTTTCGGAAGCACGGACATTGTGGATGTCAAAGCTGAAATCATGCGCAGAGGTAAAGAAGAACTGCTGAAGAAGACCACATGGTCGTTCGCACCCAGCACCGCAGATGGCTATGACGAATGGGTGAAGCATAAGGTCAAGTTTGACGAGCTGCCGAAGTATCTCACGAAGGAAGCGTATCTGGCAGCATTCAAGCATGACCTGACAGCAATGTATCAGAAGGACAAGAACCATGAAGTTTGACCATAAGGCATTATTCAGGCTGATCGTGCTTGCGTTGCTCGTAGGCTTGGTCGTTGGCTACGTTGTCATTTGCATCTTCTTCATGGTCATCGGCATTGTCGCCGAGAACACGAACTACTTCAGTTTAGGCTTTGGCGGTATCGGTCTGCCGATCGTGCTGCCTGTAATTATCGGAGATATCAAAGCGATATTCTTCTAGGAAAGGGAAAATATGAACATTCAGGAAAAGTTAAACAAGATTCAGTGCGAGCTTAACGCACCGAAGAACCTCTACAACAAGTTCGCTGGCTATGCCTACCGCAACTGCGAGGGCATCCTGACCGGACTCAAGCCATTGCTCGAAAAGTACGGCTGCACCATCATGCTGAGCGATGAGATCGTCCCGCTCGGCGATCGGTACTACGTGAGAGCACTCGCTCAGCTGACTGACATCGAATCCGGCGACTGGGTGAGCAATACTGCATACGCAAGAGAAGATAATACGCAGAAAGGACTCACTCCTGCGCAGATAACGGGTTCTTGCAGCAGTTATGCAAGAAAATACGCCCTAAACGGCTTACTTGCCATTGATGATGTCCAGGATGACGACAGCAGAGACAACAGAACCAAAGAGCAGAAGGACGTTGACGTAAATGCGCTCCGGAAGCAGATGTATCCGAGTGCCGAAAACTCAGGCAATATGCCGTTTTAAAGGAGAGAAAATATGCTGACAAATAAATGCGAGTTTGAGGGAAATATCTACGAGATCTCACCGATCTCCGTGACACAGAGCGGAAAGAAGGTCTGCAAACTGACGGTATCGTGCAGAGGACCGAAGCTGGCAGATGGGAAAGCACTTTATGAATACGTTCGTTGCCTGGCTTACGATCAGAGAGCTGAACTGCTGACCACCTACTTCAAGAAGGGAAAGGCCATTCATCTGCTGACTCACTATCACAATTACAAAGGCACAGACGGCAACTACTATCACGATTTTATCGTTGATGAGATAGCCTTCGTGCCTAGCGATTACGTCGAGCAGACGGCACCGCAGCAGCCCACACAGCCACAGCCACAGCAGATGTCGCAGTACGCTCAGCAGACGCTCAACGTATCACCTGACGATCTGCCGTTCTGATGAAGATCAACGCAACGTTCGAGCGACAGAGCTACGACAGAGACGGAAACATCGAATTGACGTTCAGAACGTCTAGAGTCTCTGACCATTGGGCAAAGTCGCTCGAATATGGCGGCACATACATTCTGGAAGCCGTCAAAGCGAAGCCAAAGCGCAGCCTAGAGCAGAATGCGCTGATGTGGGCAGTCATTCACGACATAGCAGAACACAGGAACGGACGAGCGAACACAGACAACGAGTGGGAGATCTATATCGAAGCTCTGGAGTGTGCCGGCGCTAAGTATGAGGTGCTGACTTGCGTTCCGGAAGCCGAGAAGATCCTCAGAGAAACTAGCAGGGCCATCAAACTGCTGACATCAGCAGAGGTGCGAGGGAAGACGTTCAACGCATACAAAGTATTCTACGGATCCTCAAAGATGAACAAAGAGGAGATGGCCAAGTTGCTGGACGAAGTAATCAACATTGCCTATGAGGAAGGCATTGATGTTATGTATCAATTCTAGGAAAGGGACAAAATGAACGAAAGACAGAGAACATTGGCAGCATATCTGCTGCAGAGCAAAGGCTATGTATCACAGAAGCAGATTCAGGCAGACTTGCCGGAGTATGAGAATGAACGGCTCATCAGGGCCGACGTAAGAGCGCTGAACAACGGATCTTTCAGTTACATCATCGTGAGCGGTGATGACGGCTACAAGATCGCAAACCAGCAGGAAGCGGAAGAGTATCTGGACAAGAAGCGCAAGACAGCTCTTCGGATGCTCGCGCTGGCGGAATCGGTCCGGAATAAATTGCGGAACAACGGTCAGGCGAAGATAAACAACGCCAGCAACATCGTCGAGGTGAAAACGGTATGCGATTAATTGATGCAGATAAACTAGAGAGAACAGATGGCTTATTTACATATAAGTTCACAGATGATTTAGACATCATGAGTTGTTGCGCTTACAGATATGAGGACATCGAAACAGCGCCAACCGTAGAAGCCATACCTGTTGAGTGGCTCGAAACGTACATCGACGAACACTGGAGCGATGAATGCTACCTGGATGGAGTTGGCAGGACGCTGGAGAAGGTCATAGCGCGATGGAGAACAGAATGCGAAAAGTAGCAAAGCACCATATCGGCGTCACCAAGAAAACCTATGAGACGGTCTTTGTCAGAGACCAGGGACGTTGCGCATTGTGCGGTGATGACAGAGTGCAAAACTTGCATCTTCACCACATCAAGACACGCAGCCACCGTGCACTGATCAACGAGCCGGACAACTGCATTCTATTGTGTAGTGCGCATCATCGGATCGTGCATCAGGACATGAAGTATTGGGAACCGATATTGCAGGGAATTGTGGAAAGGAGAAAACTATGGCAGAACGTAGGATGTTCGCAAAGACGATAGTGCTGTCAGACGCCTTCCTGGATATGCCAGTAGGCGCACGGTGCCTGTATATGACAATGAGTATGCTCGCTGATGATGACGGCTTCGTCAATTCACCAAAGAGCGTTATCAGACAGACCGGAGCGACCGAAGACGACCTGAAGGTGCTGATAGCAAAGAAGTTCATCATTCCATTTGACAATGGCGTAATAGTGATAAAGCACTGGCGCATCAACAACTATCTGCGCAATGACCGCTACCAGCCTACCGTCTATACGGAGCAGATGGAGCAGTTATCTTTGGACGAAAACAAAGCCTACACGACCAAGCATAATGCCGTTGGTATACCGAGTATCGGTATACCCAGTATAGGTAAGGATAGTATAGGTAAGGATAGTATAAAGAATAATGTGCGTTTCACGCCGCCCACCGTGCCTGAGTTAGTTGATTATTGCCGTGAAATTGGAGTGGTTATTGATGAAGATGAGTTCATGAATCACTACAACAGCAATGGTTGGATGGTCGGCAGAGTGAAGATGAAAGACTGGAAGGCTGCGGTTCGGAACTGGGCTAAGAGAGAACCGTGGAACAGCAAACCGAAGAAGACGTTCAGTGCAAGTGAGATGGAAGCAGAAGAGCAGGACATTGGCGAGCTGCGGAAGGAACTGTTTGGAGAGGAGCAGGAAAATGGCATATAACCGCATTTACCTAAAGTGCCGAGTCTGTGGAGCGACGTTTATGCTGGCGAAATCATACGGCAACGGTTTCTACCGAGAAGATTACAAAGGCGGACGAGGTGTAGCACTGCTAGCAGAGTTTAACGAGTTTCTCAATCAACACACCTTCTGCAGATATGAAGGAGACGAAGGTGACTACATTCTCGAGTATGAAATGGAGCCAAGAAGGCTCTTTGGAGAGGAGACAGTATGACACTGAAAGAGTTCGTAAAGGCATTCATGGAAGCCAACAATATCGACAAAGACGTAGACGCTATGTGCAAGCATATTGCAGAGGAAGCACAGAAGGTTCAGCAGAACGGATGCGCCTGTCTGGATGAAGAGCAAGTTGAGAAGATCATTCTGGGTGCCAAACTCGAAGCTCTGCCGGTAGAGCATCACGAGATCAAAAAAGTCTATCCTAAGCCAGCACCAAAGCCGGAAGAGAAAAAGGAAGAAAAGAAGGTTGCTGACCAGCTGGACATCTTCAGCTTGGGAGTAGGTTTGTATGACTAGGAACGTAGATCATCTCGTTGAGTTGTATGAGCCGGAGCTCAGAGAGTTCGAATCAACGCTACAGGGAATCCTATACCGTTCGCAGCACCTGAGGATGTGGAAAGAAGGCGATCAGTGGTATCTCTGGTGTGACCAGTGCCGGCATTGGGAGCCGATAGACAAGAAGACGAGGGGGCTCGTAGTTGACAGCCACGTCTGTCCATTCTGTTTCCGGAAGGCGTCAGGGCTTCACCATAAATGCGAGCTGGAGACGCATACATTGATAAGGCTGGACAATACATACGGATACTGGGTCGAATGGTCATTGTACAACGGCGTCCTGAAGATCAAAAGTGCTCATCAGGTGGCCTATTGGACAGAGACACAAGAATATGTTCGTGGAATCATCTACACAATGAACGGCTGTCTCGGCCAGTATTGCAACCGCAACTGGCGTCACGTCAGGCAATACTACGGCTATTGGAAATATCATGGCGCATTCTATGATGCGGAACCATTCGCCGCTGACGAAGATGATCCATGGGATTATGCCATCAAATCCAAGCGTGAATACTACCAGTTCATCAGCCAGGGAATGAATCTGAAGAGCGATCAGGTGAAGTTCATCAGCAACGGTCTGTACGATCAGAACCAGCTGGAGTATATCAGAGCGTTCGACCTGCACGATGCAAAGACGGTGCACAAGTATACCAAGTACATGAAGAAGTACCTGTGCCGGTCCGAGTATAGCGGATGGAATGTGTATACGCTTGACTACTTGGCCAGGAATGACATCCGCATCTATGACTACAAAGACTACTGTGATATGTGCCAAACACTCGGACGGAAACCGGACAAACCGAAGGACTTCAAGTATTGGCACGACCAGATAGCGGATGCTTGCGAAGTCAAAAAGAACGAGCATCTGGCCAGACTGATCCGGGAGCGTGGCAAGAGCCTGATAGGCTATGAACAGAAGAACACGCTGATAAAACCTATTGAGACCTATAACGAGCTGATAGACGTCAGCAAAGAGTTGCACAACTGCATCCGCACTTATGCGGAAAAGTACGCAAAAGGCAACACAGATCTGTACTGCATGATAGTTGACGGTAAGTTGATAGGAGCAATAGAGATCCGGCAGAAGCGTCTGGTGCAGGCCAGAGCTGACCACAATGCGAGTCTTCCGGCCAAACAGCAGAAAATAGTGAATCGCTGGTGCACCCAGCAGGGAGTGAGAGTCTAATGGAAGTTGCAACGATATTCCATAAGGAATACGAAGTCAAAGAAAAACCGGACGGCACGCTGATCCTGAAGCCGATCGTCAGACCGACGGACAAGAGAGCGGCGCTGAAGGAGTATACAACACAGGAACTCGTGGATGAAGTCTGGGACCGCTGCGAGGAAGAACTGAGGAAGGAGAAGGAAGAAAAGGAACTATGGAAAAACATCGTTTTACTTTCGCAAGAGGAGTGCTGAAAGCCCAATATGACAAAGACACCTTCATGGCATGGGAACGTGGAGAGTTGACTACGAAGGAAGCCGCAATGCTCATCAGTGAGAATAACGACTGTGAATGCACGGTCGAGGAGTTTCCGGAAGTGGCGGCATCCTGCGGTTATCGCAGGGCAGCCTACTACGATTCGCTCCAAGATAGGTGGAGAGTCAACAAAGACATCGAAGCGAAGATGGTGAAGAAGGAACAGGAATCGGCGCTGGCTGAGATTATGGCAGGGATGGTGAAAGCAGCATGATGGAACTCATAGAGAGAAGCAAGCTCAGAGATTCGCTGCTGTACGAACAGGCGAAGTACATGATGAGCGAGCACGAGCAGAACAAGCACACAAGCGCAGGGTTTCTGCTGGCGGTCGCAGAGCTGGACAGTCAGCCGAATGTGGATGCGATTCCGGTCAAGTGGATAGCAGAATACATACAGTCCAAGTTGCACCACACAGTGGACGAAGAAGTGATTCAGAAGATGATTCGAGAATGGAGAGCAGATCATGACTAGTATTCCGGTAGAGTGGCTTGAGAAGCTGAGAGCAAAAGCGAAAGAGATGGGACTGGACACAGAGTATTGGGTTCTCGATACGATACTGCGGATGTGGAGCGCACAGCACTTCGAGGTGCCGGATGAGTGATGCACAGGAATATCTGAACCAAGTCAGGCAGATAGACGCACAGATGCGGATCATCCAGGCGCAGATCCGGAACATCGTGGAACTGTCTGGGCTGAGTTATGACAAGATACCGACGCAGGCAAACGGCGACAGCAAAGTCGAGCGTCTGGCAATGCGCAGAGTTGAACTGCTGGACAAGTACGAGAAGAAGCAGCAAGAGCTGCTGAAGACCAAGTACCAGATAACGGACCACATCCTGATGCTGAAGGGCCGATATCAACAGGAGATTCTGTTCAAGAGATACGTTGAACTGAAGCGCTGGGAGAGAATCAGCAGAGAGATGTCGCTGAGCATCCGGCAAGTGCACTATGTCCACAAAGAAGCGTTGCATGAATTATCTGAAACATTGCACTAAATTGCACATAATAAGGTGCTAGAATGTTAGAGTAAAGGACAAGTGTTTGAGGCGAGCTTGTCCTTTTCTTTGTCCGGAAGTGGAGGCTTTTTCATACACACTCTGCGTATTACCCTTTCCCCGCAGAAATCCAAACGGTTTTATGAATTCTCCTGACTATTTTGCGTTTCCAAACAGATTCCATGATATACCTTTCACTCTACTTCCGGACGCAATGAAAGGATGGACAGTATGTACAAAGACATAAAAGAGTTTTACAGCAGCAATGCATGGCGCACGTGCAGGAACACTTACCTGGCTACCAAGACAGGACTGTGCGAGAGATGTCTGAAGAAGGGACTGGTCGTACCGGCAAAGGAAGTACATCACAAGATCAGACTCACAGAGAAGAACATCAACGATCCGAAGGTAGCACTGAACTTTGACAACCTCGAAGCGTTATGCGTTGCGTGTCATGATAGGGAGCACGAAGAGGATGCCAGGCAGAGAAAACAGAAGCAGCCTGAGAGATATACGGTAGATCAGCAGACAGGCGAGGTAGAAGCAAAGGCCGATACCCCCCCAGTCAAGCGGAAGAAAAAGGCGTAGCGCACGAC